AAAAGACTTAGGTTACAAAAAAATACTTTGGTTAGATTCATCTGTTTACCTAATTAAGAATATAGATCACATATTTGAATTAATTGATAAAGATGGGTATTTAATGCAAGAAGCTGGCCACTATGTTGGAACATGGGCAAACGATAAATGCTTAAACTATTTTAACATAAATAGAGATGAAGCAATAAACATGTTAATGTACGGAAATGCAGGTTTATTAGGTTTAAACTTTGAAAACCAAACAGCTATTGAATTTTTTAATAAATGGCATCAAGCATCAAAAGATGGTATCTTTATCGGTAAATGGAATAATAACGATAAAACAGAAAGCGAAGATGAAAGATGCAAAGGCCATAGGCATGATATGACTTGTGGGAGTATAATAGCAAATCAACTTAAAATGAAATATCACTCAGGCAATGAAATATTAATGTATGGCGCACCCGAAGATGAACCATTAAACAATACGATAGTATTTAAAGCACAAGGAATAAACTAATGATACAACTTTTAGCAACTACTTACATAATAGCAAAGTACATACCTAAGCCTAAATGGTTAATGAGAAAACCTTTCACCTGTCCTTTGTGTTTAACTTATTGGAGTTTCTTAATTTACCAACTAATAAATTTTACAGGTTATTTTGATTTATTGACTATTCCTTTTACCTTTGCTTTATTGGCATCACTAATTGAACAGATAAACGATAGGTACTTATTATGATTCCACAAAACATAGCAGAGCAGTTAATCAAATGGGAGCAAATGGGTAAAAATTACTCACCAACTTTTAATTGGACTGAACTAAACGAACTTGCTATTAAATGTGGTAACACTCCTTTCAATTTAGGTTGTGGAGATTGCAGAAAACAATTACTTGAATACTTAATTGCAGTTATAAAAGATGGAAGCAGTAAATAACCCAAAACACTATGGAGGAGATACAACCTACGAAGCTATTAAAGTAATAGAAGCATGGGAACTAAACTTCCATTTAGGCAATGTAGTAAAGTACATAAGTAGAGCAGGTAAAAAAGACCTGACAAAGACAAAAGAAGACCTTTTAAAGGCACAATGGTATTTAGATAGATATATTGGTACTTTATAAATAAATGGCGTCAAATTCCGACATATTAAAGGCAAAGATGTTAGTTGCACTCGAAAAGCATTTAAACATTGTTTCAAGTGCTTGTAAAGAGGTTGGTATTAATCGTGATACTCATTATGACTGGTTAAAGAAAGACAAAGAGTATAAACGTAAAGTAAAAGAGATTGATAATGTTGCATTGGACTTTGCTGAGTCAGCTTTACACCAACAGATAAAAAAAGGCAATCCGTTATCTACAATGTTTTATTTAAAATGTAAAGCGAAGAAAAGAGGTTACATTGAGCAACAGGATGTTAAGATAACTGGCAATATGAAATTTAAGGCAGACTTTGGCGAAAGCAATACTATACACACCACACAAGAATCAGAAGATAATACATGATGCTATAAATAATGGCAATCAAAAGTATTATGTTATCAATATAGGCAGGCAGTTTGGGAAAACCTTACTTGCTTTGAATCAACTTTTATTCTGGGCCTTAAACAATAAGAAAGTTAAATGTGCATGGGTAAGTCCTGTTTACAAACAATCAAAGAAAGTATTTGAAGAAGTTTATAAAGCATTTGCACGAAGACCTGTAATATACCGAAAGGTAAATCAGTCTGACTTAATACTCGAATACATAACAGGATCAACTATTCAATTTTTTAGTTCAGAGCGATTTGATAACATTCGAGGTTTCACGTTTGACTACCTTGTATGCGATGAGTTTGCATTCATGGATGAGAAAGCATGGACAGAAGTATTAAGAGCAACTGTTTTGGTTAAGGGCAAAAAGGTATTATTAATTAGCACTCCAAAAGGTAAAAACCATTTTTATCAGATGCATCAACTTGATGGCATCAATAATCAGTACAAGTCCTTTACAATGACTTCCTACGATAACCCAATGATTAACCCTACTGAAATAGATGATGCAAAGCTAACACTACCTGAAATGATATTTAGGCAGGAGTATTTAGCGGAGTTTGTAGATGGCGGTCAGATGCTATTTAACAACCGACAACATTCGGATAACAAACCATTAGGCAAATGTTATGGAGGGATTGACTTAGGTAGAGCAGATGACTACTCAGTCCTTTCAATATTCAATGAAAAAGGTGAGCAGATATTTATTGAACGCTGGAGGCATAACGATTGGAACAGCATTATAAAAGCAATAGCAAATAAATTAAAAGAGTTTCAAGTAAACACTACCATAGTTGAGGTAAACTCTATTGGTGACGTTATATTCGAGTTACTGCAAAAGGAATGTGGAAGCTATACACGTATTGAGCCATTTATCACAACTGCATTATCTAAAAAGGAAATAGTTGAAAGTTTAATAGTAGCCAACCAAAATAAAGAAGTGATATTTACCAATGTGGACTGGTTAGATAAAGAGTTGGAAATGTTCACATACGAATACAACCCAAAAACAAGAAACATAAAATACAGCGCACCTAATGGATTTCACGATGACGGGGTAATGGCTACATGCCTATCATACCATTGTTACTTGCAGAATGCAAAAGGGCGATACATATTAATTTAAAAAGGTACTTATTTATGATGACAATTACAGTCCCAACAACATGGTTTGATGTATCAATAGAGAAATTTCCATTGATATACGATATTATTCAGGATAAAGACATTGATCCTATTGATAGAGAAATAAGAGTAATAAGCATTTTAACTGACATGCCTGTTGCTGAAATTGAGAAAATAAGAATAGATCAATTGAAAGAACTTATTAAATCGGTAAACTTTATTGTTAAAATGGAATTTCCTAAGCATCAAGAAATGTTTAGGCATAATGGATTTCGTTGGATAGTAAATTATGACATCAGTAAATTAAGTGCCGGTGACTTTATAAGCATAAGCAAGCTAACTGAAAGTGAGGAATCAATAATGGCTAATTTGCCACAATTAGTAGCAATGTTTATTAAGCCTTATAAACTTAGTTGGTTTAAATTGAAAGAAGTTGAAATGGATTACAATGAAAGACTAAGGCACATTAACAGTATGAGTGTTGGAGTTGTTTATCCTTTATGTGTTTTTTTTTGCAAGGTTATAGAGGAATTGTATCCAACTATAGAGGATTATTTGGTAAATCAAATGAAAACAGCGAGACAGACGATAGAGAGCGAACTGAACAGCAAAAGCATTTAGATTATTGGAGTTGGTATATTACATTGGATAACTTGAGTAATAAAGATAGGAGCAAATGGGATTATTATTTAAACATGAATGTGATAGCTTTTTTAAATCATTTGAGTTACATAAAAGATAGAAACAAGTGGCAATAGGCAGATTAACAAAACAAGGTAGTGCAGGATTAGATGAACTAATTGAAAAGTTAGATAATAACGATATTAGTGAAGATGCTGTAAATAAATTTTTAGATAGAGTAAAAGCCAATTTGGAAAAGTTTGGATTTGTTGCATCGGGTAATATGTTTCAATCTTTAAAGGCTTTACCATCTACGAGAACAGGCAAAAGAATAACATCGGTAAACATACAAGCTGAGGATTATTGGCAGGATTTAGAAAAAGGAACAAAGCCAAAAGGATACACAAAAGCAAATAGAAAAAAGTTACAACCACGTATTTTAGAGTGGATAAATACAAAAGAAAGTTTATTGAGTATTGCAGGAGATGAAAAAAGTAAAAAAAGTTTATCCTATGCAATAGCAACTAATATATTAAAAAACGGAACAATTAAAAGATTTGGATATAAAGGAAAACCATTCTTAACTATGGAAATACCTAAATTAAAAGAAGATATTATAAAAGACTACGAATAATGGCACTACAAATATACAACACACCTAACAGCTACGCGCCAGCTTATAACCAAATGATATTTACATTAAGCAGTGATAATGTAGCACAACCTAATTTTAGATACATTGCCGATGTATACATGAATGGAAGCAGTGAATATACACGTTTACAATGCGCACCTAATCCAACTAACAGCAGTGGTGTTTTTGATATAAGCGGAATTGCTCAAAACTTTTTAAGTCAGGATGCCGATGACAATACAACCACTTTTAAACAATGTGGAAACTCAATAGCTTACTATCAAGTGCAGTTTGGTGAACAGTATGGTGCGAGTAGTGGAATAACTAACTACACTAACCTTACAAATAGAACAGGATATTGTTTTAATGGCATATTTGATCCATTATTATTTTTAGACTTTGCAACTAACACTTATGTTTTAAATAGTTCATCTACTCAATTCTTAACAGATAGACCTACATTTGAAACGAGGTCAGGTGAGAAACTTATTTTAGGTTTTATGACTGACTTAACAAATGAAGCTTATAGTTTAGAAATAAAAAGTTATTATGATGAGGGTACAATATTTAATACAGTTAGAATACAGAACCCATTTACAGCATTAAGTAATAGAGCAGATAGAAGTATAAATGTGAGAGTAGATTATGACTGGTTAGACAATCTTAATGATAGTGATTTATCTTTTGGAACTACACCAATATTCTCAGCAAGCTATGAGTATTATGATGTGACTATTAAAAATTCATCAAATCAAACTGTAAGTGAAACGATTAGGATTTATCCAGGTGAAGATATTTGTAGTAAGTATTCACCGATAAGATTTAAGTTTAT